TGCCTTGATGATTGAGAAAGCTGTAAACGAAGAAGGGAAACGTCTTTTTGCAGATGGAGACAAGGCTACTTTGAGAAGAGAGGTGGAAGCAGCGGTTTTACAGGAAATTCAGTTGGCAATGCTTGAATCAGGAACAACTAAGGAGGTGGATGAGGCGAAAGCCGATCTTAAAAGCTGATGGTCAAAGTTATTTTCTGTTTTCTTTAGCCAAAGAGTTAGGGATGACTCTTTCGCAGTTATCGCAGAATATAACTAGGGAGGAGATGATTGGATGGGCTGCGTATTTTGCTTTAAAGAACGAAGAAGAGGAAAGGCAGCGAGATTCTGTGCAAAGAGGTAGAGCTAATAGAGTTCAGGGCAGGTAGACTGGAATGACGACTCTTGCGTGATTTGGAGTGGCTGGAGCTAATTTCACCAAGTTAATAGAATTTAAGGTCAAAGGGACCGAGCTGACTCGTGCTGTAGATAAAATATTTAAGGGTATAAATAAGATAGAAGTAAAGGTAAAAGAAACTAATAAGGGCTTAAAGATAGTAGTTAAGAATTTCAATGATGTAGAAAAAGAGATTAAAAAGGTAAACAGGGAAACAATAAATTGGGGCAGAAATTTACAGAAAGCTGCTAAAGATAGCACTAAATTATCCAATGGGATACTAGGTTTACTTAAGAAAGTCGGTGTTGGAACAGGGAAAGGAGGAGTTTTTGGTTTCAGTAAATTAACGGGAGAATTGGGTTTATTTGATGCTGGTTTAAGAAAGATATCAGGAAAGGGATTACCTTATTTCACTAAACGAGTTTTAGAGGCAGGAGGTGCTGTAGGTGCTTTTGGATTAGCACATGCTGGTGCTATAGCAGCAATTAGTACTGGAGCAATTGTCTTAGGTAAAGGGACTCGTTTCTTCTTTGATTTAGGCAAAGCAGCTCGACAAGCAGAAGCTAGTGTCCAAGATTTTATTGCGACAACGAAGAAATTAGGTCTTAAAGGTGGAATAGGGTCGTTATTCCCTGCGGGTTCACATTTAGGGGGGTTAAAAGGCAAACAGGCAACACCTTCTAGTGGTCCTTCGTCGCCTATAGGTCAATACAGCTCTAGAGGTTTAGAACAAGTAAAAGCAAGAGCTATAGAGTCTCAGTATGCAGGTTTAACAAAGATAAATAGAGAATTAAATAGAAACAGAGAAATTCAAGAAAATATAAATGCATTCTCTTTAGGCCACGCTAGAGCCACTAGAGAGATAGCCAAGTCTCAAGTTTTCTACAATGTCGAACTTGCAAAAACTAGAGCGGTCCAAGCACTTGTAACAGCAGACATCTTTGCAGCACAAAGAGCATGGAGTGGTTTAGTCGGAATAGTTAAAGGAGCTACAGGAATATTAGGTGGTCTTTTAGGAGGGAAGGCAGGAAAACTAGGTCAAGCAGCAGGAATTATTGGAGTCAGTGCTGCTATTAAGGATCTTGTACAGAAGATTCCGTTTATAAGTCAAGCCTGGAAGGACAGCATTCAGGCACATGCCTTATGGGTACAGCGAATAACAGAAGGATTAACAGCAGTAACTCTTGCTCATACTGCTTTCTCCAAAGTAATAGGAGCAGCTCGATGGACAGGTGGTGCGATCGATGGATTTGTTAAATGGGAGAAAGCAGCTTTTGACACTTTCCATCGCATAAACAAAGGACGTATTGATTTAGATAGGAAGATGGCTGCTCGTCTAGATAAAGGCGAGAATATGTTTACAGGTATAGGTAGATGGCTAGGAGGAGGAGATAAAAGGATTGAAGAGAAAGAAGCAATCTACAGAGAACCAACTAGGGAAATTAAAATCACGAAGGAGTTAGAAAAACAGAAACAGTTATTAGCACAACATAATGCTTCTTCTTCTGAATATACGACCATTAGAGAGAAAATTCTTAAGTTAGAGGAGCTTCAAACTAAGGAATTAAATACAAGAAAGAGGGCTGATGTAAGAGGTGGAGCTGATCCTGAGAAAGTTTTTGCAGATGAATTTAAGGCGATGGAAGATGCTTTAGAGAACTTTGAATCTACCCAGAAAAAGATTAAAGACAGGGCTGCTTCTCAAGAAGACGCAAGAATTAAACGTCGGATAGCTGAGGATGACAAAGCTAACAAGATAGCTATGGCTGCGAAGCAAAAGATATGGGATGCAGACACAGCAGCTTGGGATTTAAGGATGAAGCAGAAAGACAAAGAAAGGATGGCAGAGAAGAGATATCAAGATCAACTAAGGAAGAGGAAAGATGCCAGAAAGGAAAAAATGAGTCGATTGGGAGAGAACTTAATGCTTGGAGCTGGCTTCCCTCTCTTGTTTGGAGGAGGAGCAGGTGCAGTTGGTGGTGGTGTTTTAGGTGCAGGATTACAGGCAATGTCTGGATCACAAGGATTTGGAATGCAAATCCTATTTAGTGCTTTAGGTCAACAACTTGATGCTTTTGCAGGCAAGACGGCAGAATTAGGACAGGCATTTATTGCTTTAGATAAAGATGCTTCTACGCTAATAGAGTCTTTAGGAGTCAAAGGTACTGAATACGAAAGACAAATAAATCAATTAAAGAAACTAGGAGCAGAGGAAGAAGCCTTTGCTTTGGCGAGGGATAAAATGCTTAAGTTAGTAGGACAGGATGGGGTTAACAACCTGACACGTTTTGGTCAAGAGACTCAAGACCTTGGGAACGAATGGGGCAAACTTGTAACACAAATGCAGGCAGGATTAGCGGGGTTAATAACTGCATCTGGTGCGCTAAGAGCATTAGTTGATGGAATAAATAGACAGGTAGTAATAAATCAAGCAATAGCAAATGTGGGCGGAGATCAGAAATTAACGGATATAAATGCAGCAATAGCTAGATACTCCTCTGGAGAAATTCGTCCAGGTGGCTTAGCAGGTGGGAGTGGTCCTCAAGCTGGCAAGAACGTCTTTAAAGACTTTCCTAGTATGAAGGAATTAAATCAGCAATTATTTGAAAGACAAACATACTTGAATCAGAAAGGAGCAGACCAAGATTTAGAAGCCCTTAAGGCTGCTAAACAAGAAGCTGTATTAAAGACTTTGCAGGAAGAAGAAAAATTAATACTTAACAAAATAAAGTATGGAGAAAAAGAGGCTGCTATTAAGCAAAAGATTGCTGAAATAATGAAGGATAATAAAGATCTAGACGAGAAGAAAGTAGAGAATGCAGTGAGAGCTATAGCAGCAGCAGAGAAAGAACTGGATCAAGCTCAACAACTTAATGAATTATATAAACAAGTAGGTCAAACAATTGAGAATGGAATTGTTTCTGCCATAGAAAACGCAATAACAGGAGCACGAACTCTTGGAGAAGCTTTAAGGGACATAGTTCAGTCAGTGGGACGACAATTCTTGAATGCAGCAATCAGTGCTGGAGTCGGAGCAATCACAAGCTCCTGGGGCAACAATATGGGGGGCAGGTACGGAGGACAATCAGGTCCACTCTCTTCTTCTCCACCTCCACTGCCTCCTATCCCAAATGCTGAAGGAGGTTTTTATACAGGTCCAACCAACGCTTTAGTAGCAGAAGCTGGAGAATCTGAGTACATCATCCCTGAATCGAAGATGGGAGATGCTTTGGCTAAGTATGCTGGAGGTGCAAGAGGTGATGATGTTCTTGCTGGTGGCGGGGAAATCGGTGGAGAAGGCGGAGCCGGAGGTGCTTCAAGTGGAGTAATCGATGTCACCTTCAACACTCAAGTTATCAACGATGTTTCTTATGTCACTTACGCTGAATTCCAGGCAGGAGTACAACAAGCTGCTGCTGAAGGTGCAAAACGTGGAGAGCAAGCAACATTAAGAAGACTACAAACCAGTCCATCTACTAGAAGGAGAGTTGGGGTCTAATGGCTGAATTAGCAGTTGGTAATTTCGTTAAATTTACTAGCGGAGACACAACACTTTTCCGCTTTCAAAATTTCTTTATTGGTGAAACAATCACTAATGAATCTGAACCTTACGATTTCGTACCTTTTGGATTTTCAGGCGTAACGGTTAATAAAACGGGTGATGGAACAGAGGCTTCTTTATTACTTCCTAATAGCACTGAAAATGTAGGAGTTCTGACTAGGAGCTTCAGTCAAGATGCTTTAGCTGCTGGCTGGATCGCTTATGTTCGAGTTTTAATTGTTGATCCAGACGATAAAACTTCTTTCACTACATTAAGCCAGTATTACGGACAAGTTGCTGCTGGTAGTTGGGATAACGCAACGATTAGTCTTACTTTAAATTCAGTTTTAGATGCAGTGGGAGGCGATGTTCCTCAAAGGAAAATCAACCAAGGACTTGTAGGGAACCTACCGACGACTTCTGGTGTCCACTTGCGCTGACCTTATCGGTCTTAAGTACCGCCTTGGAGCGGATGGGAGCGACGGCTCCATAGATTGCATACATCTCTGCTATACCGCCTTCGATAGGCTCGGAATCCATGCACCACCGTTCAACCATGCTTGGTATGACGGAAGCAGAAGTACTATTTTGAGAGAACTGTACGGAAGTTTCGTCAGGATACATAACCCTAGGTACACTGATGGAGACTTCTTACTTATACCGCAAAATTCATGGGCGTTCGCGGTGATATGGAACCAAGGGGTTCTTTATATAGAACCGATAATGGAGCGAGTCCAGTGGTCTACAACGCGCAGGTTTACAACGCTCCACTGCTTCCGTTTGAAAAGCAACTTATAGAAACGATTGGTGCGACTGAAGAAGAATATAGATATTTAGTAACTGAAGCATTAAAGAAAAGCAGAGTAAGACCTGCTGGTTATGAACATATCCCTGATATAAGAGCTACTGGGGCAGAGGGAGCGACGGCTCAGTTTTTAATAAGTCTTGCTGTAGGTTTAACACTTTCAGTAATCAGTTATTTATTAACACCTAAGCCAAGACAGCCTAAAGGGCGAGAGAGAAGAGATTTAGGTGATATTAATAATGCTGGAAGATATAACCCTACTTTTGGTTTTGACTCACAAGCAGAATTAGCAACTTACAACGATCCAATCCCCATTATTTTCGGGAAAGCTACTTATACAAGTGATGGAAAACATGAAACAGGAGGCTTACTTGTAAGCCCTCGACTTGTTTGGTCAAGAATGTTCTCTCAAGGTACACAACAAGCTGTAAAGCTGGCTTTTGTTGTAGGAGAACAAGGAACTAAGGGATATGGAATTGATCCTCCAGCTTTATCAGGTGTTTTCATAGGAAACAATCCACTCGACAGTATTTATAAAGATACATTTGCTTTTTATTGGCGTGCTTTCAGTAGATACAACGGAGACCAGCTCGAAGCAGGTTCCAGATTATTAAAAGATGACTTGCAATATGGAACCAGGGGTGGATTAGCTACAGGAGATCAAAGTACGAGAGATGACATATTGAATTGTCCTACTGATGTAGACAACGACACAGGATTCAGTGCTGTTTATAACCCAAGTAATAACACACAATTTGGTTGTTATGCTCCAATAGCCAATGGCTCTGGGTATAGAGTTAATTGGCGAATAATCCCCATGATTGACCCTGGAGCGGGTGCAGGGGATAAACAGCCAGAACATAGTGACGAACTAGCCTGGGAAAGGATAAAGATTGCAGGTTGGTACACAGCTGATACGGATTCAGGAGATGACAACAGAGGGGTTGGTTATAGAGATCCACGAGGTATTGATCATGACCATTTGTATTACACACAAGGAACAGGAAGGAATTACAGCCGAAGAATGGGAGTACGTAATTTCGATCCAGCTTCAGGATCAAGAATACAAGCCTCTAATGATGAAGTAGTGAAAATAATTGACAATGTAAAAATTGACGATCAATGTGAGTTTTTTATAATGCCTTCAAGTCAGAAATTAGACAAAGAAGTCTACGATGGATCGAATTCAGGTGTAAAAATAGATGATATAAATAGTGAAATTAATGCACAAAGAGCTGCAGCTGATGATGCTTTACAGTTAGGAGAACTATTTCAAATAGGCAAATGTACATGGCAAGTAATAAAAAGAAGTCTTGATGCTGAGAAAGAAATATGGACTGATACCAATGACAAGCAACAGGTCGTTACTTTAAAATGTATTGATAACAATGAAGGCAACGATGCAAGATTAGGCATTGTTTCTTTGGGGGTTCTTTATCCCGAAAGTGATGTTTACTCTGCTTTAGGAGGATCTGGTAAGTATGGAGACGGTTGGATTAATGATACAAATGACCCTCTTATAAAGAACGCACCAGGAGGTAACTTTTTCCCTTTACTTAGACACAGTAAAGCTATTCTGAAGAACACAAGAAAGTGTAGGTCTACAGAGATTGGTATTCGCTCCAAAGTATTCCAATCGTTAAATGGATTATGTAATTTTCAAACATTATTAACTCCTGAAAAATTACATGAATTAGAAAATAAAGCTATTTCAGTGACGAGTGGCACAGTCTCCAGTGATATCTCTAGATCTTCTTTCTTTTGCCTTAAGTACAGAGATGCAGAGGTTAATTGGTCTTCAGAGACAGAAGGATGGAAAACACTTAAATCAGCTAGTTGGGACGGCACCTTTGCTGTGACAGGTGCTCGTCCTGTGGACCAATACAATTGGGTGAGGACACGACACACAGAAGACCATCGGTACGAATATCAAATTCGTCCTATTACAGGTGCAGGATTAAAAGACAAAGGTAAAAATGATGTTATTTATAGACTCGCCAGTGGATCTAAATATCAGTCTTTAAGTACTGGAGATAATAGTGTTAGTAAGATTGAATTTGTCGGGAAAAAACTCACATTAGATGAGGTAAAGGAAAACAGAGAATTCTTTAGTGAGGGAGCAGGCTCTGCTGACAGGACGATTACAACTGTTAGAGGTAAACCTACAGAAGTAACTGTAGAAGATTATGTAACTGAATTAGATGGGGCTACCCGAAATACAACCAGGATAACCTCTGCTGAATGGGTTCGTTTTTGGGGAGGGACAGGCAATGGAGGAGAAGGCACTAACCAGGTAACTGGATATGGCAGGGGTGGTGCTTTTACATGGGAAATCTTTGGTGATCCAGCCGCTAGCAGTGTCCCTGTAGGTGGAACGAAAACAGTCACGAAAGAATTTTCTACTTCACAAGCTGGTAGTGGTCAAGCAGTAAAACCAGTCAGGTTAGTTTTAACGGCTAGAAAAAATACAAAGCCAAATAGTTTTGGAGAGAAGCCATCTTGGTGGACGACTCATGGGATAACGCATAACTGGGTTATTTTGTCTGCAAAACAAGCAGAAGCTCCAGGCAATGGGATTGGAATTGCAGAAGATATTCCTGGTGTAAAAAATTACAATTATGACTGGGATGTAGATAAGGAATTTTATGTTCAAGTTTCTTGTTCAGGTGGCAATAAGTTTGCAACAGGCGCCCAAAATGGGACATTAACTTATGCAGGCATGGTGGTAAAAGTTACGGGTACTCAATCTATAGAAGTAACTAGAGGTAAGTCGAATGGAATGACCGATCAAATCTTTGATACTAACAGCACTAGCATTCATGCTTTAAATATGGGTGATGACGAGGTTTATGAGCTTGTTCTAAAAAGTTCAGGCATGTCTGATAACTGGAAAACAAATATATCTGACAGTAGAAAATTACATTTAAAATTCTATGGTTCAGTTATAAATATAAGTCCTAACTGGACTGGTAGATTCAGAGGATGGAAGCTAAACAGGATTGAGATTGTACATGATGGCGATACCTCTGACACATGGAATGAGGATGAAACAATTGATCTTTATAGAGAATCAACACATATAAAGAATTCACCTTTTTGGAATCCAGATCAAGGAAAACTTGGTTGGCAACTAAAAATAAATGACACTGATGAAACGAGAACAACTACTCGCGAAAATACAGGTCTTAGAGAATTTGAATCACAAAGTCAGCTTTCAGATATAAGTTTCTATGGAAATATTGTGCAGAAATCAAACGAAAGCGGGCCTGAGCATACTGTGACTTATGTGAATGAATTTGTTGTCAATGAGGAGGTTCCTAAATATGCAGATATAACAACAGCTGCTTTATCTTTCAAGGCAAGTCGCAATTTCAATAACTTGGATCAAGTAAGAGTATGGTTAAAAGATGGAATAAAGGTTACTAATTTACATCCAAATGACTCTTCTGCTGTTCAATCAAGCAATTTATTTACTGATCTTGTTTATTATTTACTGACAGACAGAAGGGGCGGCGTTGGAGAAACTTTAGGTCAAACAGATTCAGATTTAGATAAACTAATAGACAAGGCCCAGTTAGGAGAGACCGCTAAGTTCCTTAGAGCCAATAAATTGTTCTTCAATGGAGCATTATCTCAACCTGTAAATCTAAGAAGTTGGATAGCGGAAAAAGCTCCTAATCTACTGTGTGATTTTATCCTCAGTGATGGAAGGTTCACACTCAAACCTGCACTTCCTGTTACTAGTGGAGGAGAAATAGACACAGGAGCAGTGCCAATAAAACAGATATTTACTAGTGGAAACATACTAGAAGATAGTTTTAAGTTGGATTACATAGATGCTGAAGAGAGAAGGCTCTTCAAGGCAGTTGTTCGTTATAGAGCAGAGAAAGAAAATCAACTCCCTGGAGAGACAACTGTTACCGTCAGATGGGGAGAGGGTGATGGTCAGGTTCCCATAGAAACATTTGACTTAACAGACCTATGTACTTCCAGAGATCATGCTGTCCTTGTAGGTAAATACTTTGTAGCTTTAAGAAGAAGGATTACACATACTTGCTCTTTTTCAACAACACCTTATGGGCTTGATTTAGCACCTGGGGATTACATTCGTGTCGTAACTGAAAGCAGCCCTTATTCATCCGTAAGGACTGGAACGATTGCTGCTGATGGAACGATTACTCTTGCTACCTCTATAGAAGACGGTAGTTATGACATTATTTACTATGCCACTTCAAATGACCCTGGAGATTCAGTAGAAGAGACAACAATTAACGTCACCAATGGAAAAGTCCAAGATTGGTCTGTTGCCGCGATCTTTTCTCTCGTTGAAACTATATCTTCAGAGAATGTTTACCGAGTCGAACAACTAACTTTGAATCAAGAAAATACTGTAGAGATAGTCGCGTCTGAATTTCCTTGTGATAATAACTTCAGTAGCCTCATTGCCCAGGACATTACAGGTTCTGGCTTCCAAGTTTTCTAATGGCCTTTCCAACTCTCGCTCCTAGTTCACGAAATTTTTCTCCTGGCAATTATCAGGTGAAAACCTTTAAGTCCCAATCAGGATCAGAAACAAGGATTCTGTATGGATCGAAGAGAACAGGAATGCAGCTTGCCTTGAGCTATAAGAATATTTCTGATGCCAATGCAGAGTTGTTCTTGGATGACTTCGACGCTCAAAAAGGAACCTATACGGCTTTTGCCATTAATGAGGAATTAAAAAGTGGTTGGGAAGGCAACAGTGATGCGTTAGACAGTAGTGATAAATGGCGTTATGCCTCCCCACCAAAAGTGACTCAAGTTAAGCCTGGTATTAGCAATGTTCAGGTCAACCTTGTCGGTGTCCTTTAAACTGTATTTACGGAGGTTGACTCATGGCTAAGGCTTACACAGGAAGAGACGGATCACTGCAACTCAGTGATGTTGACCAAGTAAAGGTTAGAAGCTGGAGCCTTTCCGCTGATTTAAATTTGCTTGATACAACTACGTTGTCAGAGAGCGTCAAAAGCTATACCCCAGGAGTTCAATCATTCAACGGCACAGCGAATCTTCTTTACTACAAGCAAGATGATGGAACGAATGATGCCAGCGCACTCTTAAGAAAGATAGTAAAGACTGGCACAACTGGAGTTTCTTCAACAGACACCGTTACTTTGACTTTGAGATTGGCAGACGGGACGAGTTATTCCGATGTAAAGATGAATGCGTATATAACAGGTGTCAGTATTGGGGTCAGCACTGGGGACATTGTTTCCACTGACATCACGTTCCAAGCAACAGGTGCGCTGCCAACAGCGACTCTCTAACAAATGGCTATTTATCTTGGGTCGAGGGGCCGCGTTGAACTACAAAGAACCTTCGGCGGTCAAGAGATCGTTACGACCATAAGTACTAATGAAGTAGTTAGTGGAAAGAAACGACTAGGTTTTGATGCAGCCAGCAAGGGTGATACTAGTGAATTAATTACAGGGGATGAGTTAGAAATAAGAGCTGATAGCAACCTTGTTTTTATTAGTGGCTATACGAGTGTAAAAAGTGGAAAGTTTTTCATCCATGTGGATGAATTAGGAGGAATCAGGCTTTACACCACGTATGCCCATGCAGTAAGTGGTGGATCGGCTAATGCTGTTTCATTAGTAGACCAATCAGCAGGATGGTCTTTAGCTGTTCGATTAACAGTACAAAATGCAATCCACAGGGTATTAGGTCAAGTCTCTTCATACGAGTTAAACACAAGTGCTGAAAGAGTTGATACCACTGCACTTTCTGATGATTTCAGGAATTCTCACAGTGGAATAATTAGTGGTTCAGGAAGGATGGAAAGCTTTTGGGACTACAGAGATACTGTTGGGGGAGGGGCTTATGAATCAGCACAGTATTTACATCAGTTAATTCTTAGAACAGAAATAGGAAGTGAGTTTAATGCTCACTTTTACTTAAAAGTTGATGGATACGACCCCAGTGGCGGTGGAGCAGAAATAGCTAATGACGTCATTTGGTACGACGTAAAAGCAGTGATAACAAATACTGCTATTGCTTTTAATACAGGTCAGTTAGTAAAAATGACTGCTGATTTTGTTACGACAGGAAAGATAAATCTGAAGGTAATGACTGCGGCCGAATACAAAGTCCTTCAGGAGAATGACGACTTTATACTTCTCGAACAGGATGGCAC